GGCCGCCCGAGGAAATGGCGGGAGCACCAGCGGTGGCGTGGCCTATACGCATCTGCAGTCCCTGGCCAACACGATCTGGACGATCAATCACAACCTCGGCATGCGACCCGCCGTGACGATTCTTGACACCGGCGGCAATGAGGTCGAGGCCGATGTCGTGCACACAAGCTTCAACCAACTCGTCATTCGCTTTGCCGTCCCGATCGCCGGGATCGCTCGTCTTACCTGATCACCTGAAAGGAAAACCTCCATGTCTCGCAAGCAACTCTCTGATCTCGATTTTGGTGGCGTCGCCCGCATCCGCAATCTACCGGCCCCGGTCAATCCGGATGAACCAGTACGCCAGCAGGATCTCAACTCGGCGGTTGAAGGCTTGGCGTGGAAGGACTCGTGCCGAGTGGCGAGTCAGGCCAACGTAAACCTCTCGTCGCCGGGCGCATCGATCGACGGCATCACGCTCACCGTCGGCGACCGCATCCTGGTCAAGGCCCAGACCGTTGGATCGGAAAACGGACTCTACATCTGGAACGGCGCAGCGGTGGCCATGACGCGCAGTCTCGATGCTTCGACCAGTGGCGAACTGGAACAGGCGGTCACCACGGTCGAGGAAGGCACTTCAGCGGGTACGAGTTGGCGGCAGTCGGTCGTCAATTTCGTGCTCGATACCGGGTCGGTGACCTGGTTGCAGTTCGGTGCCGCGATCGGCGCGGCCTCGGAAACCAGTTCCGGCATCGCCGAAATTGCGACGCAGGCGGAAACCGATGGTGGCACCGACGATCTGCGTTTCGTCACGCCCCTGAAGCTCAATACCTGGGCCAACAAAACCCGCCGCGCACAGGCAACCATTGGGGACGGCAGCGCCACGCAGTTCGACGTCAATCACAACTTTGCTACGCGCGATGTCCTCGTTCAGGTCTATCAAGCCTCCGGCAACTACGAGCAGGTGAACTGCGACGTGAGTTTGCCCACGGCCAATTCGGCACGACTCAACTTCGCCGCCGCGCCGGCCAGCAATGCCTATCGTGTCGTGGTGATGGGTTGATCGGAAGCTGATCGGTGAAAGATCTCTCCTACCGGGCAGTTTCGGTGGTCTCCGTGCTACCCGCCGCATCAGCCGCACTGGCCGGCGTCATTGTGCGGCTGTCCACCGACAACAAACCGTACTGGTGCAACGGCACGACCTGGGTCGACATGACCTTGCTCGGCAGCACCGATACGCGCTTGACAACGGTTCGCCTTGCGGCCGATGTCATCAACAATACGAAGACACTTGTCGACGTCACTTCGCTGGCGATTGCGCTGGCGGCCAACAGCACCTACACGATTGACGCAAAGATGGTGTTCCAGACGGCAGCGACCGCTACCGGCATACGCCTCACCCAGACGGTGCCTACTGGAGCGACAGTCGTGGCGCAGTGGAACACGCCGACTTCGCTGACGGCCCGCACGCTGGCCAATCAGCGCGCCGCCGATTCGGGAGCCGCCACGACCGGGGTTGATGTGGCGAATGCCAACACCCTCGCCACAGCATCGATCCTTGTCATTACGGGTGCCACGGCGGGAAATATGCAAATCCGCTTCGCCTCCGAGGTTGCCGGCTCCAACGCCGTGGTCAAGGCCGGCAGCAACCTCGTGGCCACCAAGGTCGCCTAGAAAATCATGGCCTATACGCAAGAACAACTCAGCGCCCTCGAAGCCGCGCTGGCCAAGGGCGAGAAGCGCGTCACCTTCGGCGACAAGACGGTCGAGTACCGCTCTGTCGAGGAACTGCGCCAAGCCATCTTCGAAGTCGAGCGCGGCCTCTACGAGCAAGCGGCTGATACCGGCCTGTGGCCCCGCGCACCCCGGCAGATCCGGGTCACTACGTCGAAGGGTACGTGATGCGCTTGTTCAAAACCTTTCGCAGCATGGGCCGCAAACTCTTCGGCGGCTCGCCCACCTATGATGGAGTCGGTGGCGGTCGTCGGGCGCTGGCCTGGTCGGTCAGCAATCCCGGTGCCGTCGCCGCGCTGCTGTTCACGCAGCACGAACTGCGGGCCAAGAGCCGTGATCTGGTGCGCCGCAATGCCTGGGCCAATTCGGCGCTCGAATCCTACGTGGCCAACGCCATCGGTACCGGCATCAAGCCGCAATCGATGGTGCAGGACGCGACGGTACGCGAAGCCATCCAGGCACTGTGGCGCGACTGGACGGTCGACGCCGATGCCGCAGGTCTCACCGACTTCTACGGACTGCAGGCACTCGCCTGTCGGGCAATGCTCGAAGGCGGGGAAGCCCTGGTGCGGCTTCGCTATCGCCGACCCGACGATGGACTGCCGGTGGCGCTGCAGCTTCAAGTGCTCGAAGCCGAGCATCTGCCGGTGACACTCAACACCACGGCAGAAAATGGAAACCTGATCCGTGCCGGCATCGAGTTCGACCGACTTGGACGGCGCGTGGCCTATCACCTCTACCGCTCGCATCCCGAGGACGGCATGTTGGCCCCGATGTCCGGGGACGGCGGGCTCACGACTGTGCGTGTCGATGCCGCCGAGATCATTCACCTATTCCGAGCACTGCGCCCGGGACAGATTCGCGGCGAGCCGTGGCTGGCGCGTGCGCTCGTCAAACTGAACGAACTCGACCAGTACGACGACGCCGAACTGGTGCGCAAAAAAACCGCCGCGATGTTCGCAGGTTTTGTGACACGTCTCGCTCCCGAGGACAACCTGCTCGGCGAAGGCCTGTCCGACCCCAACGGTGTGGCGCTCGCGGGTCTCGAGCCCGGCACCATGCAGATTCTGGAACCGGGCGAAGACATCAAGTTCTCGCAGCCAGCGGATGTCGGCGGTTCTTACTCGGAATTTCTGCGCATGCAGTTTCGCGCAGTGGCGGCAGCGATGGGCGTTACCTATGAGCAACTGACCGGGGATCTCACTCAAGTCAATTACTCCTCGATCCGGGCCGGGCTGCTGGAGTTTCGCCGCCGTGTCGAAGCCTTGCAGCATGGCGTGATCGTCCATCAACTGTGCCGTCCGATCTGGCAAGCCTGGATGGCCCAAGCCGTTCTCGAAGGCGCACTCACGCTGACAGGCTATGCCCGGGGCGGGATTGCCAAGCGTCGTGAGTACCAGGCCGTCAAATGGATTCCCCAAGGCTGGCAGTGGGTCGATCCCTTGAAGGAGGCCGATGCCATGAAAGCGGCGATTCGCTCGGGCCTCATGTCCCGTTCGGAAGCCATCTCGGCCAACGGCTACGACGCCGAGGACGTGGATCGCGAAATCGCTGCCGACAACACCCGGGCGGATGCCTTCGGCCTCGTCTTTGATTCCGACCCGCGTCACGAATTGCCGACGCCGGCACCGGTGGTCCAGCCACCCGATTCTCAACCGCAAGGAAACTGAAATGCAGCTACCGCACCTGGCGTCCCGTCTGTACGGGACGCCGCTCCTTGTCGCCCGTTCCAAGCTCGACATCATCCTGGCGGTGTTGGGTGATCGCATCGGCTGGCCAGATACGAAATCCGCGCTGCCAATTCCGCCCCCGCGTGGTCTGCCTGATCCGCCCCCCGGTATTGCCGTGATTCCGGTCTACGGCACGCTGGTTCGTCGCTCGCTCGGCATGGAAGCAGCATCCGGACTTACGTCCTATGGCGAGATCAGCGCGATGCTCGACGCAGCTCTGTCCGACCCGAGTGTCACCGGCATCCTGCTCGATGTGGATTCTCCCGGTGGCGAAGCCGGTGGCGTGTTCGAACTCGCCGGGCGGGTGCGTGCCGTCGATGCAGTAAAACCGGTCTGGTCAATCGCTTCTGACTCGGCATTCTCGGCGGCCTACGCCATCGCCTCAGCGGCGTCGCGGGTCTATGTGACGCAGACCGCCGGAGTCGGCTCGATTGGCGTCATTGCCATGCACGTCGATCAGTCCGCGCGTGACGCCCAGGAGGGCTATCGCTACACGGCCATTACCGCCGGCGACCAGAAGAACGATTTCTCGCCCCACCAACCGCTCGACAAGGAAGCATCCGCGCGTTTGCAGGCCGAGGTGGACCGGCTCTACAGCATCTTCGTCGATCACGTGGCCGTGATGCGCAACCTTGAACCGCGTTTCGTTCGCTCCACCCAAGCCGGGCTGTACTTCGGCCCCGAGGCTGTGACCGCAGGGCTCGCCGATGCGCAAGCCAGCTTCGACACCGTTCTCACTGACTTTAGTTCGTTTCTCACGGCACGTCGCTCGCGGAATGCGGCGGCCCACAGCCTGTCCGTTTCCGCGCCCTCTCAACAGGAGATTCCTATGAAGCTCGAAACACCCGACGTTCCCGTTGCACCCGAAGCACCGGCACTGCCCCCAACGCAATCGCCTGCCGAGTCGTCCACCACGGCGACGACTGATGACGTTGTCGTCGATGCCATCAAAACCGCGACTCAAGCGGCCCGCGCCGACGCTCTGGCGATCGCGGAACTCTGCCAATTGGCTGGTCAGCCACAGCGCATTGCCACCTTCCTCGCCGAAGGTGCCAGTGAATCTCAGGTGCGAAGGGTCTTGCTGGCCTCGCGTGCCGAGAGCCCCGAGATCACTTCGGTGATCCATCCCGATGCCGCTACCAAGGCGGCTTCTCCCGAGCAAAACCTGCTCATGAAAGCCGTCAAGAAACTCACTGGAAAGGACTGATCCATGAACGCCCAATTTACGCCACTACGCGAACCCGTCAATCTCGGCGATCTCCTCAAGTACGAAGAAGGCCGCCTCAATTACTCCCGCGAGCAGGTCACGGTCGCCTCAGGGCAGAACCTGGAACTTGGTGCGGTCGTTGGCCGCGTCACGGCCACCGGCAAGCTGAAGCGCTTTGATCCGGTCGCCACTGATGGCAACGAAGACGTCGCCGGCATTCTGCTGGGCGCGGTCGACGCCACCCTAATCCAACGCGACGACGCTTTGCTGCTCGCGCGTCACGCCATCGTCGCCTCGAATGCTGTGGTCTGGCCTGTCGGCATTACCACCGAGCAGAAAGCGGCCGCCATTGCCGCCCTCGAAGCGCGCGGCATCCTCATCCGTCAATCCGCTTAAGGAACTCATCACCATGAACAATGTGTTCAACACCCCGGCTTTCTCGATGGCGGCACTCACGTCGGCCATCAATATTATTCCCAACCGCTACGGTCGCATGGAAGCACTCAACCTGTTTCCGGCCAAACCCGTTCGCACCCGACAGGTCATCGTCGAAGAGCAAAACGGGGTGCTCAACCTCCTGCCCTCCATGCCGCCGGGGTCGCCCGGCACGGTCGGCACCCGTGGCAAGCGCACCGTGCGCTCCTTCGTCATTCCCCACATCCCGCACGACGATGTGGTGCTGCCCGAGGAAGTCCAAGGCATCCGTGCCTTTGGCTCGGAAACCGAGATGGAGTCCGTGGCTGGTGTCATGGCGCGTCATCTGGAGACCATGCGCAACAAGCATTCGATCACCCTGGAGCACCTGCGCATGGGTGCGCTCAAGGGCGTCATCTTGGATGCCGATGGCTCGGTCATCTACGACCTTTACGACGAGTTCGGCATCACTCCGGCCACGGTCAATTTCGAACTCGCCGTCGCCGGCACCAACGTCAAGAAGAAGTGCGCCGATGTCCTGCGCCACCTTGAGGACAACCTCAAGGGCGAGTTCATGACGGGGATCCACTGCCTGTGCTCGCCTGAGTTCTTCGATGCTCTGACCGATCACGCCAAGGTCAAGGATGCCTACACATACTGGCAGCAAGGTGCCGTGCTGATCAACGACATGCGCGCCGGGTTCACCTTCGGCGGTGTGACCTTCGAGGAGTATCGCGGCCAGGCCACCGATGCCACGGGTGCAACGCGTCGCTTCATCGCGTCGGGTGAAGCGCATTGCTTCCCGATCGGTACCGTCGATACCTTCAGCACTTACTTCGCACCGGCTGATTTCAACGAAACCGCGAACACGCTGGGCCAGCCGCTCTACGCCAAGCAGGAACCCCGCAAGTTCGATCGTGGCACCGATCTACATACCCAAGCGAATCCGCTGCCGATGTGCCATCGCCCGGGTGTGCTGGTGAAGCTCACAGCGGCCTGACGCCAATGAACGTCGCTGATCTGTACGACGCTGCCGCGCGCTGCGGACTGCTGACCCCGGTCAAGGTGGGAACGGGGGCAGCAGCTGTCACGGTGCAGGCGGCGTTTCGTGCGCCGGATGACAGCGTACTCGATGGCCTGGCGCTCTCGCGTGACTACCAGATCGAGTACCCGAGCGAGCGTCTGACGCTGAGCCAGGGCGATGCAGTGGAAATCGCAGGCCAATCCTACCGTGTGCGTGAAGTGCGCCAGATCCGGGATGGTTCCGAGTCGGTGGCGACCTTGTCGAGGTTGTGATGCAAAGCATCCGCGAACAGATCATTCAAACCGTGGTGGCGCGGCTCACCCCCGTTGCCTCGGCACAGGGAGCGACGATCCGTCGCCAACCCACCGTGCCGACCGATCGGGCACGGATGCCTGCGCTCCTTGTGTTTCCCGACTCCGAAGCGGTGCGTCGCGTCAACGATCGCACCGAGCGAGAACTCGTGATTCGCATCGTGGCGCTGGCGGTTGGAACGGCGACGGAAATCCCCGAGCCCATGACCGATCGCCTGATGACCGCCGCACACGCGGCGTTACTGGCCGACGTGACGCTCGGTGGCCTGGCGCTGGGGATGGAAGAAACCGACACCGACTGGCAACAAGACGACGCCGACATGGATGTGGCGGCACTGCCATCTCGCTACCGCATCACCTACCGCACATTTGCCCACGACCTCACCCAGAAAGGATAAGTCCATGCCGCAAATCGAACTTCTCAAGACTCACACCCATGCCGGCGTCGAGCATGGCGCAGGCACCGTCATCGATGTCGATGACAGCACGGCGAATTGGCTCATCGAGCACGGCGTTGGCCAGGCCGCCACGGCAGCAGAGCCACGGCGTTCCCGCCACAACGAAGCAACCCCAGTCTCTCCACTCACCTCAAACAAGGAGTAACACCTCATGAGCTATTTCTCAGGACAAGGACGCGTCTTCATCGGTTCGCGTGACACCAACGGCAATCCGCAAGGGCTCACCTTCGTCGGAAACGTCCCCGACCTCAAGGTCTCGCTGTCGGTCGAAACCCTGGAGCATCAGGAATCCCAATCCGGCCAGCGCCTGACCGATCTGCAACTCATCAAGACCAAGAAAGGCGAGTTTGCCTGCACGCTGGAAGAACTGATCCAGTCGAATCTGGAACTCGCGCTCTACGGTTCCACCACCGTCGTGACCACCGGCACCGTCACCGACGAGCCAGTGATTGCCGCAGCCGAACTCGGCAAGCTGTATCTGCTGGGCAAGCAAAACGTCTCCACCGTGGTGATCAAGGCGGGGGCGACGACCGTGGCGGCGGGTAAATACACGGTCAATGCGAAGCACGGTTCGATCATGTTTACCGACATCACCGGCGTCACGGGTGCCATCGTCGCCAGTTACAGCTACGGCGCGGCCAACGTCACGGCGATGTTCACGCAGCCACTGCCCGAGCGCTGGGTGCGCTTCGAAGGGCTGAACACGGCAGA